CAAAATGACAAAAAAAGAAAAGAAAGAAAAGAAAAGGGGGTTCTAATCCCAGCCAGAGGAGAAATAAATTAACTAATCATTAGGGAATTTAAACCCCTCCCAGCTGACAACGACCGGAATACAAACTTCTATTGTGACAAGTCACAAAGGAATTTTGTAGGATTCAATAATACATCCTAAGGAAAGAATCCATAGAAAACCTTAGGGATAAATAAAAGAGACGTTCACTCTTCCTGTTCATCAACCTGTTGATCGTCATCATCATCAGGCAGAAGTACGAGAGGAGGAGGCGTACCAAGTCTCTCCAACTCCAGATAGGAAACCGGTAGAATTCCTCTGACGTCGGTGACACTATTTATGTCTCTAATACAGCCAGCAAGAGCGACCTTCTTGGCATCTTCAGGTGAAGCAACCTTATCCTTAGGGCACTCGACGGGTAATTGATAGGGTGCACCCGGAAAAATCACAGCAATGTAATGATCCGGATACTCGTGAGCCACGATAATACTATCAGTACCACAAGATGGGAACCCTAAAGATTTAAGCCTACGCTTAAAAGACGCCTTCAAGTCTTTAGCGTCAACAACGGCCAACTCCTCGCTCGGTTCGGAAAGTTTAAAACCAACAATCGTGTACGGAGTGTTGGGATTATACTTAGTACACCCGTAAGTCTTACTGTACCCTGGTAAGGAACGGTAATACTCCTGGTGTTCAACAGATCCAACAGAACCACCTGCAACTGCAACACGACGAATAGGTAAACCAATTTGTGGTGGGACTGCAGGACGGTTCTGTGCTTGTTGAGGGGCGGCACGAGCTGGTGGATTGACACGTTGACGAGGCGCTTGGCGTGGTTGAGGAGGCGGGATTTGTGGTTGTCTAACCTGTCGCTGGCGTTGAACTGGGGCCTGGGCAAGTCCAGCAGGTACGTTAAGTCCGTGCCTACTGATCGCATCCATAATCTCAGCAATCAAAGCGGGTGAAGGGTTCGACAACGAAAACGACACAATGTTACTCATTATGAAAATTTTAAAATGACAGCAAAATTCTCACAACAGTGACCGTAATATTTTATTTAGAATATTCAACGATCCAGCGGGATGTGTATCGTGTTCGGTAACATCTCGGGTGGTTCCTCGAATAAACTAGCAAAATCAACAGGATCTTGCACTAGTACCCTGATAACCTCAAAAACCTCTTTAGGATCCACAAAAACTGGATAGCGATCTTGTACAGCTAGTGCCAGTTCAATAAGAACCTCCTGATCGACGAAATGTTTGGTGGAATCTAATAACGAGATCCTGTACTCTTCGATATGCGTCCAGTTAACTAAGTCATACCGAGCCAATCGAACGCACAACTTGACGGGATCAGGTATGAAATACCACCGATCGCCAACCGGAAACAGAAACTTCGAACAGAAGTGGTAATATTCAAAGTTTGGAAAGAATTTTACATCCAAATTATACAAATCTGAGAAGTTTCTACTATCACAGTTCAACAGGTTCTTGTCCCCTACCAATAAGGAGTCGTCACCTGAGAACAGTGCTATATCAAGTGATTCCAAATCAAAGTTGCAGGCCATAACGGCCATCAGAAACATAGTGTTACCAAAAAAAGTTCCACCATCCCCTGAACGACGTTGAACCTGCAACTTGAACTTCAAACCGTTCCTAGAGTCCTTAACAGTGCTCTCGACATGAGAATGAAACCAAATATGAATTAGCTCACTAGGAACACCGAAGTGCTCCATGACCTTACATTCAAGTAGTAGGACAGCCAGGTCTTGTGACTTATCGTACTTCTTGATGTCTATCTCAAGCGATGACTTTGTCCGAAAAACCTTTGTACTAACATGCTTAGTCAAATGCTCGGCCATGTCATCCGGATCCATATCAGCAAAAAAGACTATGTTCTTGTGATGACGTAACATATCTTTAACAATGGATTTAAGAGAACGGAATATAACACAAAACACTGCGTTGATATCTTTGGTCTGATGGAGTACCACCTGTGGAGCAGCAAACTCCATGTAGGCCTCATCAGTCAACGTAGGCTTTGGGTTAGATTTCGTGATAAGAGAATAATTCTCAACAGCCGTAGAATAAATAGAATGTTCACCTAACACCTCCTGAACAACAGAGCCTTTTTGGTCATTCAACCAAGCAGCGAGTTCAGCAGGTCCATAATGAACAGTCCTATAATATCTGTTGTCCAAAAGCGAAATAAATGCATCAAACAGTTCGTCCGCCATTTTATATGGTGACACCGTGGAGGATAACTGCGGTACATTACGATTTCGCTTCTGAACTGCGATAAGACTTTCAACTAAACATGCCTTTCTAACAACGGGACTACAAAAACTTAATCTAGGTATCATACAATCGTAAGTCCTAGAAACAGTAGCGAACTTAACAGTATTAATGGAAACATCATCAATCGCTAGGTCCAGATCTAGGTTATATGTAATCCACGCATCCATAGAATTGTTCACATAACAACTGTTAGGGAACGTAGACGATAAAAAATTTTGAAGAGTCATAAACTTGTCCTCTAGTGAATAACTCTTCAGAATAGGTCCGTCTAATTCTATAGTTTTCAGTCTAGGAAAATGCATTTCTTCAAATTCATCTTCATAAAAAGGTATGATTGTAGAATCAGGAACGTGTTCAACGGCATTTAGTTGCATAACTTCAAATACCGTGGAAGAAATGTTCTGGTTTTTACCAGAACAAAACAAATTCACGTTTCTACCAACAGCTGCATATACAGCAGGTTTGAGTCTTTGTTGAGAAAATTTATCCAAAACCAACGAACTAAATACCAAATTGTTCCCCTTTATCGGCTGATTTTGCAGTTTCTCCAAAAGCACTGGAAGCGTGTCCTTCTTACCGAGTATAATATCATTACGACCACTAAAACCAACACGTGTACACTTGTCCCCGTGCATGAGTTCTACCGGTGGTATTGATCTATACGACACAAAATTATTCGGTTTGGTGGGACCACCACCCGAAAGCTTCAAATGTGCCTTCAAGTCGGCTTCAGTAACATCAATCTTGATCCATTTGGATAGAACGTCGTCGGCCTCGTTAACACTCACAAAGCACAACTTCTTAGTATGTCTAGTAAGTGCCACGAGACACTGGCGATCGTCCATGAAAATAGATTTCTCGGGGTATGTCAATCTGAAAACCAAAATGTACTCAGCATCGCTGCCTTGAAACTGATGCACAGTGCAACAATACTGACTGTACCGTTCACCACCATTGAGTAAGAATGATAACATATCCTCACGCAAGAAGAATAGCAACTTAATCTTGTTCTCCTCAAAAGTACATCTTTCACCTGGAAAGTGTTTCTTGAGTAGATCGTAGTTAAAGTTGCAATTCTTTGAAACAATGTGCTTACTTATGGCCTTCTGACACGTCTGATTACTCGACAAGCATTTGATAGTTAAACCATCAAGATCCTTATCGTAAATCTTCTGCATAAGATAAGTTACATCTGGTGGACTTCGAAAGGTACGCGCAAGTGGTTTAGCTTGTGATGTGACAAAATCAGAAAGCTTCTCATATCTTAAAGAAAAATTAATCCTAGATATGAAAGGAATCTGCCTCTTATCACCAACACAAAACATACGATTGATACCAAATAATGAACAAAGTGCAAAAAGGCATCCGGCATGATACATAATAGCTTCATCGATAAGTAGGCGAGATGACTCAGAAACCAATCCCGCACTAATCTTGCCGATCTTACTATTATGATCAACCAGAAAGCCGTTAAGCGTTCTGACCCTAGAGTTGATCTCATCACCCTTCAAGTCAGAGTATGCGTTCGCCAACTTCCTTCGCAACGAGTCACGATTCTCGACCGTCGGACAAACGACAATATCATTGGGTGTAAAAGTTTCAACCAATAATGTCGTCTTCCCAGCACCGGCAACTGCTTGTATCCAGTCGACTGAAATAGTTCTCACAAAGTCGAGTCTATGTTCCCTGCTTGTAACATCCGAAATAGCATGCAACATAGGTTCGACTTGGTTATGTGCAACCAGGTTAGTATATATAGCGAACCCTCCGACTTGATCGACGGAGCGTCCACGATACATCTTAAGATAGTCGCTTTTCAGAACTACAGAACCAGTAACCAGGTCAAACACTGCATTGATATCATCCGCACACACGATCGGTTCAGAATTCTTCAGAATCTTACCAGTTGCAGCAAAGATACCTATACCGTCCTTGAGTTTCTTCTGGTCTGTATAAAATGATCTATTTGGAAACCATAACTCATTCAACCTTTTTGGATCTCTAGTAGTGGTAAAACTTAGAAGATTATCTACAGCCTTACTAATTGTACTAGAGCTGTGTGCAAGCTCTGCCTCCATATATTTTTCAAATTCAAAAATTGAAGCCAGACGCTTGCCCATATCTTGTGGATGTTCAACGGGAATAAATTCTACTTCCTTGTTGGGCTGAGCCAACAAAGATAGCTTATTATTCCCACCAACAATCTGCTTAATACTATTGATAAGAGCATCTGTGTTGTGTAACTTAATCTGTGGTTTGAATTTTGGGAATTTGTCTAGATCAGATTTTATCTGACCAAACTTCCCAATAGACAATCCTAACCTAATTGCGTCAGCCTTTGTACGAATTGCATCAGACTTATCGTTAAATCTAGCTTTAAGCTTAGCATGCTCAAGCATGGTCTTAACGAAGTCCGTACAAAACTCACGACGGTTGCAAGAGATCAGTTCAAAGTCACCATCAAGCGGACCATACCAATTGTCTTTACACGAAATCATCATAACCAAATTATCCTGCCACAAACGCAAACAAATTTCCACAAATTTGAAGCACCTGCAAAAGGCTAAAAAACTAGTTAAGACCTTCTCGTTCAAAAAACAATTTGAAACAACACAGATATTCGAAAATCCACCTCTAATAATATAAACAATAAACGATAAAATGGACGAAAAATCGTTACAATTATCGAAATACTGTAAATAATTAAATGTGGTTTCGGTGACAATATTGTCAAATTGTCCTATATCCTTGAGATCCGGAAATTTCAAAAATCGAGACTCACAATGCAAACACTTGGAATCAAGTAAAGCATCGAGCTCGCGACTATGAAATTGCAAGTCTCGGTCAACTCCAACATGAAGTTTGTAAGATGAAAACCTATTACAAAAGACCCCAAATGATGCTGTGTTGACATAGGACAAAAATTTTGAAACTACAAGGGACCTATCAACAATATAAGACCTATTGTGTGAGTGCTTTCGAGACGACCGGAAGTTTGATCCACCGGAGTAAAACCCACAGAGATCCTTTGCGAATTTCTGTGCTTCACTCTCACCCAAAGCATTCACACAATAATTGTCAATATGCACCTTGTAAAAACACTCACTTACCTCTGTAAGTATCGAAAATGGCTTACCCTGACTGTGTCTTTTACCAGAACAGATAAGGAATCCTTCAACGGCACTAGTAGGTGTTACGTGAGGCCTATAAAATCTAATATCTTCGAACAGGCTTGAGATTAGATTCAAACTCTCAACAATCTGTTCTGGACAAAAGATCTTATAAATGGCGACTCCGCCTGAACTTAAGGCTGCCCAGGTCAGATAAATCTTGTTGAACCTTTCAGCCTCTGATGTACGAGTACGCATATATACTGAATACGATATGTCAGAAACCCGACTCAAATCTGCTATAGTCAAATTGCATTGAGAATACGCACCAATATCCAAAACATCGGCCAGAACAGTGCTTAAACAAAAGGACTCTTCGTGAAACGAAGAATCCATAGTGAAATCGCAAACGCCTAGTCGATCGTTAGGTTTCCTATTGTTGGTACATCTCATCGCAACAACTATGGAAGAAGGGTCATATGCACGAAGCGCACGAATGGATTTATGCATGTTGGCATCTGTGATGAGAAATTTGTTAGAATGGCGTTGACATAATCCAACAGCATTAATCAACTCCATATACCGCATTTCTCGAAGGTCAATAAAAGGTCCCTTAAATACATTGCAGAAAACATTACGATATTTTGACAAAGTACCATCAACAGAATAGACCTTATATAAGGTATCTAACCTGTTCTTGGTAGAGTCAGATGAAATTTGCATAGCTAGTGCACCACAGGATACTATGACCTGATCCACCAATCCCGTCTTTACATGAGGGATCAACAAATCATAATGTTGGTCACGCAACTGTAGGTGAATGTATCTCGACCCTTTATTACCTGTGAATCTCATGAATGTTGTTTCCCTAAATACGAGATGTACACATATATTTATGTAAAATGTCTTTGCTATAAGCATCAAAGTGAATTTATTACCAAAGACACCATCTCGATGCAGTGAATCAACAAATTCAGTATCGCCTTCATCAGTTGCAAGCTTGTCCACCTCATAGAAAAACGGAGAATCTCTCAATCGTGCCTTGAGGTCACAGACGGTAATTCCCCTGTACAAACCTGCTTTAACGAAGCAGTTGTACCGACAGTTACCATCTCCTGCGACTGAAATATGTTGAAGAGGTGTATCACATACATGTTTTTCACTGTAGTCAACTACTAGGGGAGTCGTGTAATCATCATAATCGATATGACACAAATGCCCTAACGTTGTCTCGTCACGGATACTCTTGATATTCAAAACGACCATATCCGGTACGTCCACAATGTACTCAACACTATGTGAAGAATCATGAACAACAACAGGACAACGTTGTTTAACGCGTGAGAAGTTGACAAACCATTCAATAATGGAGTTAAATCCACCAACACGTTCTCTTTCATCGTCACTAAGATCGAATTGCTTAGATATGATCCTAGGGTCAACCATGAGACTAGTCTTAATATGATCAGGATTAGTATCATTGTTCGGATGAACGATGTTATGTCCTTTTGAGCTCATCATGTTTGTAAAGAACCGTACAAGACCGGAGCTGGAGCTCTTAGCTCGGTATTGGTCGACCAAATTCTTAATAGTAACCAACCCCTGTGTTGCTTCCCATTTTTCTGAATAAAGCAACATATAGACTGCCACTACTATAGTGGTCAACTTACGAACAGGAATGTCATAGTCGGTACTCACAATTGTGGTACCGCCTAAGTTCCTGCGAGCTGACAGCCCAACTCCGCTCTTTAGCAAGCCATCATATATGAACTTGTTAGGATCAACGGTAAGACCGTACTTAAATAAGGTAAGAAAATACTCTTCAGATAAGGTAATACTCACTGGTTTCATAACTGCAGAGTTAATACTGGAACGCGAGCGGAGAAAACTCTCATAGCCTGTATTATACTCCCAGGTATGAATTGTGACAGTACCTGATGGAGCTGTACGAGGTATGTTAAAGGTCAAACGCGACCCGGCGATGAACTCCTTATCACGACGAAACACTTCAATAATGGCAACGCCACATATAATTTCAGTAATTTCGAACATGTAAAACCGTTTATCACTACCCAAAACTACCTTGGTGAAAAATTTATCCAAATAAACATCCAACCTATGAACGTATGCAGCTTGTGTATCGTTCAAAAATTTTTGCTGGTAATATTTTACACCCTTTATACTGATAATATCCCACTTATAGTTCAGCAACTTATTGACACCGGACGTCTCTCCGTTCAACATTGCTGAATCAAAGTGAAGGCACATAATAGCACGATGTGCATTGGACGCAACCATACAGTCGACGATACCGGCTGCAGTTATGTCATACGCACTATGAACAAACGTCAAAAGCGGTGCACGGATATTACAATGTTGCCCAATATTTTCACAACGATATAGAGTTGATCCTTCACGTAAACCGTCGCAGATAACTCTATGATCTTTGGAATTTGGACAAATATGCGAATACAGAAAGTGTTTGTAACGTTCCAAACGAATATGATCACGAAAATCTAAGTCGGGCATGCAAGCATGGACACCGACTAACTCTTCCGTCAGGATATCAAATCCGTTCGAACCCACATCACATAACTGAGCATCATAACCATCGGGTATACCATTGTCCTTACGGTACCCGACAACGTCACGCATGTAATGACGCAAAACCCTACGCAGGGCAGCAGCATTATTATGTGTTACGTTCTTACTAAATGTAACTCTAATTTTATATGACAAGAACTGTTCCGATAACAATCTTTCCATATCGCTAGAGACATTCTCCGGTACTGTAATAACACGCTTTTGCAACACGTTGGTTAAAACGTTATGCATGCGTGCTGAATGAATGCATCTGGCTGCTTCCTCAACATCTGGATTATCCACAGCACACCTATCAAGCTTATTAGCAATAGCTCTCTGTGTGTCCTGTGGGTATGATCCCATGACAGCTAATAGTGCTGCGGCCTTCGCTTCGGTACTGGTAACAACTTCTGAGTTACTTACCAATTGTCCATTGGCAATAACATAACTCAATGGTTGTTTCTCAGTAGAGAGCGATGTTGAGTCATCAAGTTTTGGTTTCGCACAAACTACGCTAGCGGCTGGTGCTTCACCTAGCATCTGACGCACTTTGACGAAATCCAATTTACGTAAATTACCATGTGTAGACATCTTAGGTAAAAGCTCTACACCGCGACAGTATTGGTATGACTGACACCTGGACCTGTGGTAAACAAGCAACGAATCGTAAACAGTTACTATCGGTAATAATAACTATCGTTGATTCTAT